CAATGAGTGACGAAGTAAAAAATTTTATAGACAAAATAGCTGATGGCGATAACGCTTCTGCGGGTGATGCATTTAAAGATGCGTTAAGAGTAAAAGTAGGAGATGCGTTAGATAACCATAGAAAAGATGTAGCGGCAAGTATGTTTAACGCTACAGATGCTACTGCCTTTAGTGATCCAAAACCAGTGATTGCTGATCCAGGAACATTTAATCCAGACGGAAGTGTAGCACCAACAACTGACGCAACAGCTGATGTAAGCCAGGATACTACAAATGCAGGTGAGTAGAATTATTAAAGAAAAACGTATTATTGATTCTAAAAGTTTTCAGGAGTTATCTCCTTTAATGAAAGAAGCAATTAATGATGTGTTTATCTTAATAGAAAAAGAAACTGGTAGTATCATTGATAGATTTGAAAATGCTGTATCAAAAGTAGCGGAGTTTCATAATATTAATGTAGAAAAATTTAATGATTATTTTGAAAAAGAAACAATAGAACAATTAGGAGAAAAATAAAATGGCATATCAAGGCTCATTTAAATTAAAAGGAAGCTCAACATCTGCTGGTGCTGTTATTTCAGCAAGCAACTTTGGTAGAGCACACTTTGTTAGAGTACAAACACAGGCTGCTGCTAATACTGTTACTGTTAAAGAAGGTTCAGATGTTATCGGAACAATGATATTAGTAACTGCTGGAGATAGTGTTATAATTGAAAAAGATGAAGCACATACAATTGAAACAACAGGTAATGCTGTAGGTTCAGCTATTTCATCACCGAGATAATGACTATATCAACTACAAAGTTAGTTGATAATGATTTCCATATTATTGTCAACTCAAATGGTATTGGAAGTGAGGTAGAACAAACTTTGGTTGACGTTGTAAATTCAAACAACGCTTCAAGTGAACCAAAAGTATCCATAGCGAATATCGTTTATGAGATACAAGGTACAGGAAATTTAACTGTGTTCTTTAAAAATGACACAGAAAAAAGTGTGGTTTTATCTGGTAGAGGTAACTACGGATTAAAACCAAACGAAAAAAAAATAAAAGACGTAATAGGAGATATATTACTTACAAGTGATTCTAATATAACAAAATATAATGTTGTAATAGAAACACATAAAGAATCAGGATACAACTAATGGCAGATACAGTAACATCACAAACTATCGCTGACACATCTGGTGTAAAATTTGTAACTAAACTTACAAACTTTTCAGATGGTACAGGCGAAACTTTAATCAAAAAAGTTGACGCTTCGGAACTTACTTTTATGACCGAAGATGGTAATAGAAAAATATCAAAGATTTGGTATTCTATAAACACAAATAATAACAAAGCTGGAATAGAATTAATATGGGATGGCGCAACAAATGCGACTGCTTTATTCTTATCTGGTAATGGTTATTGGGATTTAAGAGCCGCTGGAAACGAGATAGCGAACAACGCTACGACACCTACAGGAGATGTTTTACTATCTACAAAAAACTTTGTAAGTGGCGATAATTATACAATTATAGTAGAGTTTAGGTAAAAAAGTTTATAAATATTACAAAAGAGAGAGAATTTATGAAACTAATTTCAGAAGAAGTTACATCAGCCGAATATCTTATTGAAGAAAAAAACGGCAAAAAAGAATACAAAATCAAAGGTGTATTCTTACAATCAAATATCAAAAATAGAAATGGAAGAGTCTATCCTAGAGAAATCCTAGTTAGAGAAGTGAACAGATATACAAAAGAATTTATCAATAAAAATAGAGCTTTTGGTGAGTTAGGGCATCCTGACGGACCAACAGTTAACCTTGAAAGAGTGTGTCATATGGTAAAATCATTGACGCCAGAGGGTGATAATTTTATTGGTGAAGCGAAAATAATGGATACTCCATACGGTAAGATTGTAAAAGGTCTTATAGATGAGGGCGCTCAATTGGGTGTTTCAAGTCGAGGTATGGGTTCTATTGTTAATAGAAACGGAATTAACTTTGTAAAAGATGACTTTTATCTCGCTACAGCGGCAGATATAGTCGCTGATCCATCGGCTCCTGACGCCTTCGTAGAGGGTATTATGGAGAGTAGAGAGTGGGTTTGGGACAATGGTGTTCTTAAACAAGTTGATATTGAATCTTGGAAAAGACAAATCCAAGAGGCGAGAAGAACAGTTTTAGAAGAAAAGAAACTGGAAGTGTTCAAATCGTTTCTTACAAAACTGTAATCTTATAAATATCCAATACAAAGGAAATTTATAAACGTTTATAAAATAAAAAGGAGATTTCTAATGGCCGAAACAGAAAAAAATATTGAGGCGGTAGAAGCAGAAGTTGTGAGAGAAGCATCAGCTAATCCACAAGCAGACGCTCCTAAAAAGAATGCTGTAGCGGCTGAGCCTTCACACCTGAAAGGTGATTATGAAGATTTAGGCGCAGCTGTTGTTAAACCAACAGATAGCAATCCTGACGCCACAAAAAAAGTAAATCAAGTTTCTGGTGATCCTCAACAAAAAGCTCAAGGTAGTGCTGACGCAATGCCTAAGTTAAAAGAGGAAGACGAAACTGAGGCAGATGAGAAGAAATCAGAAGTTAAAGAAGGCGAAATGCCAAAAGCAGCGCTAGACGCTCTTAAAAAATCGCAAGATAAAAAAGAGATGTCACACGAAGACGAAAAGAAAAAAGATATGAAAGAAGAATCTGAAGAAGATTTAATTGACGTATCTGCAGACGTTGAAGCTTTAACTAAAGATGAAGACTTATCTGAAGATTTCAAATCGAAGGCAGCGACAATCTTTGAAGCAGCAGTTAAATCAAAAGTTAACGATGCTAAAAAGAAAATGCACGCTTCTTACGAGGAGAAATTAAAAGAAGAAGTTGAAACTGCGAAATCAGAGTTAGTAGAAAAAGTTGACTCGTATCTAAACTACGTAGTAGAAGAATGGATGCAAGACAACAAACTAGCTATTGAACGTGGTATCAAAGGCGAAATCGCTGAGGACTTCATAAGTGGTTTGAAAAAATTATTTGAAGACCACTACATTGATGTTCCAGATGAAAAATATGATGTGCTCGAAGATCAAGCTTCTAAAATAGAAGACCTTGAGAAAAAACTTAACGAACAAATCGAAAAGAATGTTGAACAGAACAAAGCAATTGGCCAATTAAAAAGACAAGACATCATTGATGAGGCGTCTAAAGATTTAGCTGACACTGCAAAAGAGAAGTTTAACAAACTTGCTGAAGAAGTTGAGTTTTCAAACGAGGAAGACTTCAAAACTAAAGTATCTACTATTAAAGAAAGTTACTTTGGTGCGAAGAAAGAATCTTCAAATGATATAGATGATGTAGCGGTAGGCAATGAATCACAGGTAGATCCTGCTGATTTATCGAATAGTATGGCTGCTTATACCGCCGCTATAAGTAAAACAAAAGACATTAAAATTGTCAAGTAAATATAGAGGGAGAAAAGTATAATGTACTTATCTGAAACTTACGAAAAAAAATGGCAGCCAGTCCTAGAGCATTCTGATCTACCAAAGATCACGGATTCTTACAGACGTGCCGTTACAGCTACTATCTTGGAAAACCAAGAAAGAGCACAAAAAGAAGACGCTGCATTCTTATCAGAAGCAGCTCCTACTAACTCGACAGGTTCTTCTATTGCGAATTGGGATCCAATCCTAATTTCTTTAGTAAGAAGAGCTATGCCGAACCTTATCGCTTATGATATTGCTGGCGTTCAGCCAATGACTGGACCAACTGGCCTTATCTTCGCAATGAGAAGTAGATACACTTCACAAACTGGTGGAGAAGCATTATTTAATGAAGCTGACACAGAATTTTCAAGCAGAAACGCTGCTGGTGATTCAACTGTTGGTCAGACTCCAGATGCTGCTCAAGCTGGTACAAACCCTGCAATCTTAAACGACTCACCTGCTGGTGCATACAACAAGTTCGAAGGTATGTCAACTGCAACTGCTGAGGCTTTAGGAGATGCTTCTGGTAATCAGTTCGCTGAAATGGCTTTCTCAATTGAGAAATCTACAGTAACTGCTAGATCAAGAGCTCTAAAAGCAGAATACACTATGGAACTTGCTCAAGACTTAAAAGCAATCCACGGTTTAGATGCAGAGACAGAACTTGCAAACATTCTATCTGCTGAGATCCTTGCGGAAATCAACAGAGAAGTTGTAAGAACTATCTACATCAACGCTGAAAAAGGTGCATCTGCAAACACAGGTACAATCAACACAACTACAGAAGGTATCTTTGATTTAGATACTGACTCAAATGGTAGATGGTCTGTTGAGAGATTCAAAGGCTTAATGTTCCAAGTGGAAAGAGAAGCTAATGCTATCGCTCAAAGAACAAGAAGAGGAAAAGGAAATATCCTTATCACTTCTTCTGATGTTGCATCTGCTCTACAAATGGCTGGTGTTTTAGATTACACACCTGCACTTAACAACAATCTAAACGTTGACGATACTGGTAATACTTTTGCTGGTGTATTAAACGGTAGATTTAAAGTGTACATAGATCCATATTCAGCAAACCAAGCTGCGAAACAATACTTCGTAGTAGGTTACAAAGGTACTTCACCTTATGACGCTGGTATATTCTATTGCCCATACGTGCCACTACAAATGGTAAGAGCAGTAGGACAAGACACGTTCCAACCAAAAATTGGTTTCAAAACTAGATATGGTCTAGTTGCAAACCCATTTGCACAAACAGGTGCCGCTTCAGGTTCTGTTTCTGCTGTGAACGATGCTGGTTCAGCTAACTCTAACAGATACTACAGACGTGTTCAAGTAACGAACATTATGTAATCTGTTAATACAGAAAACTTTAAAAGGCGGGGCCTAAAAAACCTCGCCTTTTTTATATCTAATAAATACTACTATGAAAAAAATATTAATTCAATACCTTTACATATTTGTAATAGCAGCATTATTTTTGTTTATTTTTACTTGGGCTAGTGCATGTGAAACTAACAAAACGGAACAAGTATTATGTAAAGAAGGACAGGTAACTACAGAACAAGAACCCTGTGTAGAAAACCTAGAAGAAAATGGTAATATTAATGCTGTTGTAGAGGGTATTATCAAACTTGGTGAATCAAAAGCGCTTCCTAGATAACATATAAATAGTATTATGACAACAATAAATTCTTTATCACGTCAGCCAACAAAACTTGATTATGCGTCACCAACGCAGTTTAAGTTTAGTATTATCAAATTACCTAAAGTAGAATATTTTTGTACAGCAGTAAATATTCCTGGTATTACACTAGGTGGTACAATAGTACAATCAACACCTTTAAAAGATATTCCAATACCTGGTGAGAAACTAACTTATGAACCATTACAAATGACTTTTTTAGTAGATGAGAATTTAGAGAACTTCCAAGAAATACACGGTTGGTTAGTAGGTTTAGGATTTCCAAGAGATCATTCAGAATTTCAAAATTTAGTCACATCTGGTAATGATAGATTTCCAGCAAAGACTACACAAACAAGTACAGAAATAGGTAAAGTAAAATATGGCGCTGCGAATACAGGTGGTACATATTCTGACGCTACATTAACTGTATTATCAAGTAAAAATAATTCACAAGTAGAAGTAAGATTTAGAAACTTGTTTCCTACTGGTTTAACAGGACTACAATATAATCAACAAGCCGCTGATGTTGACTACTTAACAGCAACGGTATCATTTAGTTATGAAATATATGATTTTGCGACAACAGGCTCGTCAACAACGAGTGTAACTACATCATAATCTTTACAAAATAAGGTTTTTATGATATACTATATAATAAGGAGTGAATATGACATTAGAAGAATTACAAGAACAGGCTGATAAAGACCTTAAAATAAATGATACTGAATTAGATTTAGAATCATTAAAAACACCACAATTACACAATCAATATTTAAAACACTTAACAAAGTATAAGTTAATGTTAAGTCGTAGTGAAACTGAATATAATATACTTAAAAGAGAAAAGTGGGAATACTATACTGGTAAAGCAGATCCAAGTGTTTACGCTCAAAAACCTTTTCAATTCAAATTATTAAAAACAGATGTTGACAAATATTTAGAATCAGATAATGAATTACAAAAGTTAAAACAAAAAGTAGATTACATACAAACAACAGTAGATTTTTTAGATAGAACAATTAGACAAATATCCAATCGTGGTTTCACTATTAAAAATGCTATTGATTGGAGGAAGTTTACTAGTGGCGCTATCTAATAATGACAGTAACCAGATATATTATCATAGACAAAGTAAACGAAGTCTATCTTAAAATAGAAGCAGATGCTGATATTAGACGAGAGATAGGAGAGTTTTTTACATTTGAAGTTCCTGGTTATAAGTTTATGCCTCAATATCGTAATAGAGTTTGGGACGGTAAAATAAGATTATTCAATTATGCTAGTGGTAAAATATACGCTGGTCTATATCCTTATATTTTAAATTGGTGTAAAGACAATGATGTACAAGTCGTTGATGGCACTAAAATACAAGAAACAAAAGTAGATGAAAAGAAATTAGATGAATTAATCAAAGCGCTTAAACTTCCATTTGAAGTTAGAGATTATCAAAGAGAAGCATTCAAATATTCAGTACAAAAAGATAGATGTTTACTACTATCACCTACAGCATCTGGTAAATCTCTCATAGTCTATCTTATGATGATATTTAATCTATTACGACTAAAAGATACTAAACAAGACAAAATCCTGATTATAGTGCCCACTACATCGCTTGTAGAGCAGTTATTTAAAGACTTTAAAGATTATGGATATAATAGTGAAAGAAATGTACATAGGATATATTCTGGACACGAAAAAGAAACAAAGAAAAGAGTTATAATATCTACTTGGCAATCAGTTTATAATTTACCTAAAAAATGGTTTGAACAATTTGGTATGATTATTGGTGATGAAGCGCACTTGTTTAAAGCTGTTTCATTAACTAAACTAATGACTAAATTAGAGAAATGTAAATATAGAATAGGTCTTACAGGAACTTTAGATGGAACTAAAACACATAAGTTAGTATTAGAGGGTTTGTTTGGTACAGTAAATAAAGTAGTATCAACAAGTGAGTTACAAGAAAAGAAACAACTAGCGGACTTAAAAATTATGTGTTTAGTATTACAACACGACCAGACTGCTCGTCATTTTTTAAAAGATAAAAGTTATCAGGAAGAGATGGATTATTTGGTTTCTAACGAAAAAAGAAATAAATATATAAGGAATCTTTGTCTTTCTTTACAAGGCAATTCTTTATGTTTATTTCAGTACGTTGAAAAGCACGGTGAGATTCTTAAAGGGTTAATCGAAGAAAAAGCACAAAATAGAAAAGTGTTTTTTGTACACGGAGGTGTCGATGCTGATGTTAGGGAAGATATTAGAGCGATTACGGAAAAGTCC